CCGCGAGTTTCTTGGTGTGGACACTGTTTTTAATGCCCTTGCCCTGGGCGGCGTAGATTTCCGCCTGCTCTCGCGTCCTGTAGGCTTCCGCCAATATCACATCAATTCCGGCCTGGTCGCACCACACAAGGAACTTGCCCAGCGTGGCGGTGAACTCGACTTGTTTGGTATTCAGACTCACTTTCCCGCTCCTGTCACCGGAATACTTGTAGCGGCTGCCGTATCTCTACAAAGCCACCCCACCGATGCGGGAACGACTGTAGTGGTGTCTGGCAACGTAAACGTGATGTCTGCACGAGCACTCACCGTGCCATCGTCCACCTTGGCATAGGCTGAACTGTACCCGGCGTTTGCCGAGTCAGACCCATCCGTGAGGGCAACCGTCCCGGCCGCAGATGTCAGCGTACCAGTGACTACCCTGGTCGCTACTGTGGTCCCGCTCTTGTCTTTCAGGGTGTAGCCTAGATTTCTGGTCGGGTCGGAGACGGTGAAAGTTGACATTCCATCATCAGCCGTCCCCCACTCATGATAGGTGGCTGGGTTAGGGTCTACAGAGTGACCGGCGTAGTCGGCGGTGGTCTGAGCGGTCGCGGCGTCAGCTATGCCCGTGGTCGCGTCAGCTTGAGCGGCAGCAGCGTCGGTCACACCAGCGTCAGCCTGGGTGGTGATCTGGACTATCTGATCTACCGCGTCTTTGGTCAGCCCGGCAGCATACAGAGCCCTGACGGTCTGCAACGTAGTCATGTCAGTCGCGCAAACTCAGAGAATACCGCTCTACGGAAGTTGCCAGAAAAGGCGTATCTTCGGTGTAGGTTCCTGTGCTGCCCCAGGTTGCGCCAGATCGTTCGAGCCTCCCTGGACCCGTCAGCGCCCAGAGACCGGAACCCGGCATTCCGCCAGGTCAGCCCATCGTTGGAGATCCACAGCCTAACGTCTCCACCACCTTTCCCCTGCTCCAGATCTAGTTGGATCTCGGCAACCTTAAACTTCTGCCCGTCCATATTGATCGGCGGGGCGTACATCTCAGAGACCATCTTGGTGCTGTTGGTGGTGAAGGTGTCCCCGTTCAAAGAGTACAGGGCGCCTGTCTCATAATCCCCCACGATGTTCTTCTCGTAGATGTAGGAGTGGCATCTGGCTCTCCAGCGAGGCTTTTCCCAGGTAGCGCGCTCGTGCCACAGGTTTGTGGCTGCGTCATAGACCCAGGTGCCGTTATCGAACGTGAGGGCAAAGAACTCGTGACCATCCTCGATAAACGCTATCGCTTCGGCAGATGAGTAAGCGTTCCCGGCCCATGCCTCTACTTCAGAGGTAGTGGAGATTATCTGGGGGTTGTACCCGTCACTCATCCGTCTGGCTATGCCGTTCTGATCGAGCCAGAAGACGGTATTGTCAATGTTGGCGATCGCCCACGGGGAGGCCAGTCCTTTCTCCGATATCGCACCGACCACGGCAGCAAAGGCAAACGATCCTGAGTCACCCACCCACGGCTCCATAGTCTCTGTGCCAAAAAGCATCAGTTCCTTATGGTTCACAAAGACCCGGTTGATGATGTCCGGGTTTGCCTCGGCACTCGCAAAGTCGAGCGCGTCATAGTTCGACCCGTCAAAGGGTGTGGTATTGATGAAGAACGAGTTGGTGCCGTCAGAAAAGATGAAGTAACCGTTCAGGCTTCCCACCGTCCGGGCAAGGCCGAAGTCTGTGTCTGTGATCTGCCCAAGAGAAGACCCGTAGAGATACCCCTGCGCGCCGTTGACGATGCACAGGTTCGTTCCGTTGGTCGCCATGCCAACGATACCATCCCCTGCGATCGTGCCCTTGGAGGTAGCTACCCCGCCGTTGTCTACCTCGTACAGCGTCGTGCCAGATACGGCATACAGCAGCTTATTGTGGACATGCAGCCCCCGGATGGGGCCATTGCCACAGGTGGTGAATAGATCCTCTCCCTGGGCGCCATGCACAACCACGTTGGACTTTCCATCCACGGCCTCGGAGTACATATTCACAAGGCGCTCTGCCGAGACTTGCTCGGCTTTGTTCTGCCCGTGCTTGGTGGCTATGGTCAGGCGCATTGCTTCCAGGGGCTTTGCAACCCCCGCCCAAGCCCGTATTGCTGAATGCGTACAAGCCGGTGATATAGGTCATAAGGCATAACGCGAATCTGATGCCACTTGCCGCGCCACCCAAATCCTATGCAACCCTGTAGTTCCATTGGGCCAATCAATTGAAAGCACCGTTCACGTAGTAGGAGTTCGCGTTGTAGTACGGTCGGAGGTAATCGTCCATGCCGAGCGTGTCTGGATCGAGGTACGCCCGCTGAAGCTGGAGGTAGCCGTTCCTTGCCATAATCACCAGAGACTGGGACGGTTCAACGTCCAGGGTGGCAGCGGCAGACATCGCCAAGTTGTAGCGAATCGGGCCAATCTGGTCTTCGGGATACGGGACAGTGTCGTTCAGGCCAAGAGTCAGCCATTCCAGATCGATCCCGTCATGTATCCACGAGGAGCACATGAAGTTGAGGATGTCGAGCAGGTCTAGCCCTTCCTGGCCCTGAGGGGATTCGTTCCGCTCAAGGACTCCGAGGTCTTTCATTGCGCCGGTGATTACGTCATTGGCTGTGGTCATGGGTTATACCCGCATACTTCAATTTCTTTGATGTTCCGCCAAACAAACCGAGAGTAATCGCGCTTCGGTCCTCCAAATTCTGGTTTAGTGTGCACGAGGGCAACTAGACTCCAAAGACGATTGTATTCTTGGCGCTCTACTTCGGTCATAGTTTACCTCCTCATCAAAGGCGCAGAGAATTTGATGGGCAACCCCTAAGTAGTTTTCAACTTTGCTGGCCTGCATGGGTAATAGCATTTCTGACGACCGAGCCAGAAACTCAGTCATACTGTCTTTCTGGCCCCGTGCCCAGAAATAATAGCTGTCCCAGCTAGGGTCGTATTTCCACCCGTATTTCATCAGTAACTACAGGTCGAGCATGGGTAGATCTCTTTCCTCGAAATCATATCCTCTCGCCGCTGCCTCCAGTTGTAGGAATTGTAGACCGCGAGCATCGACTGATTTTTGATGTCACCAATAGCGTACTTGCCCTCAGAATCCATACAGCAGAGTGAGGCTATCCCATTGGACATAATCGACAGTTCAAACCAGCGAGCGCATGGGCTATCCGGTATCTCCAGATTGTCTGCCTCAGTATACCCCAACCAAGCGTCTTTTTTGACCAGCACACAATCGAACCGGGGCCAACGGTTCTCGCAGTAATCCTTGAATTGCGGGACCGGCCCGACTTGTAAGACTTTCACTGGATGCGGGAAGTCTGAGCCGTGCAGCAGGTCGAGATTCTTCATCAGTCGATCGAACGATAACCCCATCAAAGGCTCATAAACGGCTTTCTGATGGGAATTGACCGATATCCACAATTCCAGGTTATCCACCCATGACAGTTTCTCCATGTTGTCCCAGTTCAGAGCGGAACCGTTGGTGAATATGCGGATATTGGCGTTTTTGTTGGTGTTCACCCGTTCCAGGATGGTGAACAGGCGCTTGTCCAGAAGCGGCTCAGAGACTTTAAACGGCGAGAACAGAAACGGTTTCCAGTCTGCCATCTCATCGATCAGGCGGTAGATCAGGGATTCCGGCATCCGGTTCCCGATCCTCTCCAGGGTGGGATACGGGCAGAACGAGCAGGCCGCGTTGCATTGGGTGTAGGTCTCTAGCGATACCTCATGGGGCTGGTCGAGGTAGTTGGTTCGCAGCCATTCGAGATGGGTCAGACCTTCCTCAGACAAAAGCACAGCCGCCCGTTGGTCTCTTGTATCCCCTCGGCCTCATAGTTGGCTTTGTAGTAGTGCCGGTAGTCGGTCATGGTGGACTTGCCCACATCATCCTCGTACATCTTCTGCTGGAGGAACGAGAGAGTACCGGCGTTGATGATGCGAGTATGTCCCGGATCGCCCCATGCCCATGCGTCATCCCAGGTCGGGACAACACCAAAGAACTTCCCGTCCGGCTTCAAGATTCTGTGGAACTCTGAGAACTGATCAAAGAACGTCTTCCAGTCGCCCTGCTGCCCAACATGCTCCAAGACCTCGTAGGCGTGGATTTCCTCGAAGGACTCATCCTCAAACGGTAGGGGTAGGTGGTTCAGATCCCACAAGACATCGGGATTACAGCCCGCGTCCATGTCGAGAGAAACCATGTCCTTCCAGACATTGTCGCCGTTCTCAGCCAACTGCTTGTCGAGGTTGTTGCCACAGCCCAGAAGCAGTTCAGTTCCTTTGATCGGTGTGGACACAAAATTGGTCTCGTTGTCGATGATCTCAGCCATTTCTCAGCGCCTTTTTCGGTGTGTCTTCCTGGGTCTCGCCCCGGATGAAGCTGACGTTCCCACCAGCCTCGACCTGTGCATTCATGAACTTGTGCCAGTTGCACTTGTATCCTGCATGCTCAAAGTCGAAGTCAGGCCACACGTAGATCGGGCCACCAAACTCTTCGATGTACTTGTCGCACCAGGAGTAGTCCTCCCCGATGAACTTGAGGTGCCCGTCACTCTCTCGAAAGCCGGTCTCGAAGATCCAGGGAATCTCCCCCTCACCTTCGATGTAGACCTTCTTGGCCTGGGCCGACATCTTCTCCAGGACATGCCTTTGGATGCACAGAAAGCCCGTGGCTACCCGGTCACACTCAACCCAACCACCCTCGGTGATGTTCAGGCCCGGTTTGTCCTCGTCCTCGATGTAGTGAAGTGGGTACTCTTCTGGTTCCTGCCTCTTCCGGTAAGCACCGGCACAGACTTCTCGGCCAGATTCCACCATGCCCACAAAGGCCCGGGACTCCCACTTGAGGTCCGAGTCGATGAAGAACAGGAGATCGCAGTCGGTTTCGAGGAAGGTTTTCACAAAGATATTGCGGGCCATCTCGATGAAGGCGCCGTTGCCCATCACCTGACACATCACCCCAATGTCCTGATGTACTGCGTGCATACAGGATTGGGCCAAAGACATCGCGAAGTCTACGTCACATTTCCCCTCGTAGGCGGGGGTGGCAACGAACACCCGATGTTTTACCGGCGGGTGCTCGTGCCGTTTGCCCAGTTTACGCCCCTCTTTCATAGGTCTCCAAAGGGGCGATTTACCCCTAGAGGCTGAACCGATTCCTTACAGCCAGTTCGGGATACAAGCCCCCGAAGCCGTACAGGATATCGAATCGAGCCGGTACAGAGTCATCGGCAATGACGTACTGCCGCGCCAGTCTCATCGAGATGCCGTCCATAGATTGACGAGATCCCCAGGCACCAAACTCAGTCACATCGATGAGGTCAGCCGTCCCAAAGACAAAGGCGTCTTTATGGAAAGCCAGGTTCTCACCGTAGGTCTGAGAGGCCACGCCAATCTTAGTGACCGCCAGGTTGTCCGTGTTGGCAGAACCAGACAGCACACAGTTCTGGTATGCGTTACCAGATCCGTAGATCAGCCCCGGCTTGACCGTGATGGTCATGTCGTTGGTGATGGTCTTGCCTTCCTGACAAACAAAGTTCATCAGCGTGCCGGTATTGACCTTGGTCTCCGGGTGTACGGCGTACACAGAACCGAGCGTGATGATGTCGCCCTTGACCAGGGTGGTCGTGGTCGTTGCGCCGTCGAGCGTCAGCACGGTCTGGGATACCCAGGTGTTTGCTGATGTGGTCGAGGTGCCCAGTGATGCGCCCGTGGTCAGCGGCGAACCTGCCAATGATCCGGTTGCAATCGTCGGCATGAAGGTATTTTCGTAGCAATCGAAACCGCTGGTGCGACCGAGCATGCCTTCACGGTACTGCTTGGCGATGTTCGAGGAAGCCTGGAAGAGACCCTTGGTAGCGTCGATGATCTCTGTTCGGGACTTCGGCGTCAGCAAAGCACAACGCTCGCCATAGGGCGCGAGGTTCTCCGTGAGCAGGCCACCCATGCGGTCAAACTGCTTGAAGTCGATCTGGCCGGAGGTTGTGGTCAGCCCGTTGTAGTTGTTCACCAGATCGAAGGCATCTGACAAACAAGCGTTCTCAACGTGTGCCGCGATCTGAGACATCGCTGGCTCAAGCACGACATACGAGAACTCATCCAGACTCATCGTGAGTTCAACGGAGGTGAAGGAAACGTCGATGCCAGCCTGGGAGTTGACCGTCAGCGGGGTCGATCGTTCTGTGTGGTCTTGGTAGCTCGCTGTTGCGCCAGTACGCACCGTGTACTTCGGGGGCATACGGATGTTCAGCGTTGTACCGATCTTCGCTCCGCTCTTCGCAAAGCGATCGTCATATTGCCGGTTTACGTTACCGATGAAGGAAAGTTTCCCGTGAAGGACACGCAAGGCTTCTCTGGTGATAACGGTCGGCGTAAGAATCGAGTTAGCCATCATTGGCTCCTAATTGATTCTGGCGCCATGCCAACCACTCAGTTGTGCTCATGTCTTCGGGGTCTTTGGCTGTCGAGCCTTGACCACCTGTGAGCGGGGCGATCGGATCTGGCGCACCTGTTTGTGTATTAGGCTGTAGGGCTCCCATTTGAGCCTCCATACGGCCTAACGCCATAGCTGCCTGATCCTGGGGAAGTCGCGCAATGGCCGTTGCCTCATCTGGGTTTTGCCCCAGGTGGTACAGCAATTCTGGCCCTTTATCGGTGGCGTTTATCAGCCCTGACATACTCTTGGTGATGTTCAGGGTTGGATTGAAGGCAATTTCATCGAAGTCATCGTGAGTCTGCCGAAACTCCCCGGCCCTTGTGTGGAAATCCTGCGCGGCTTGCTGCTCCTGCGTTACCGCCGAATCCCTGGCCTGAGACTCTCTGAACTCTTTGATGCCTTCAGCTACGCGAAAATCGGCCCTTGCGTCCACATATTCCTCATACGTCGAGAAATCGTCTAGCTTGGGTTCGCCTGCTGCCTTTGGCGCTTCGGGTGCTGGAGTCTCAACGATCTTCCGTTGTAACTCGTGGTTTTGCTCCTGAAGCTGATCCGCCCGCCGTTGCTCCTGTCTCCAGTTACCAGTCAACTCGTTGATGCGCTTTTGAA